ATTTTTTACGTAAACATTTGTAGCGTCTGGAAGGTACTCTTGAATTGCATTTTCCATAGGCGTGTCAATTAAGTTAATTCGATTCTTTGGCGTTGGCTTTCCTTTTGGAGTATTGAATTGTCCGTAAAATTTTTGTGATAAAATCAAAACATTGAACGGCTTTACAGCACGTCCAATAGAATCCCGTAAGTGATCTTTCTCTAACTTACTTACTTTTGAATTACGAGCAGTTGCAACCTTAATCAACCTACCTAATTCAAGTAAACTATTCTTCGTTAGTGCTTCCACTTCCTTCTGCTGTATCGTTTTTCGTGCTGCCATTTGCTATCGTTAAAGATTTTAATAATTGCTTAATCTTATCAGTACCTACATTTGCCTGAGATATTGCTGACCTTCTTATTTCTCTCCCTGTTCTTGTCTTGCCTTTTATTGTCGTCTCTCTGCCTTCTTCATCTTCAAAAATTACCTTCCATGGTAAATCCTTAGGTATTATTTTTTCAGCGTTTGCAATTAACTTGCTATTGGTGCCGTAGGCTCCATAAAATAATTGACGAAATTCAATTGACTTAGTTCTGCCAATATACGCACCTCTCATTGTGTCTTTTAATAATCCAGAATCAACGCGAGCTGTATTCTTTGAAGTTCTTATAACTTCCCTTATGTATTGTCTAATTTGTGCGACACTATATTCCATTTTGATGCATCATAAATGTAGCTGAAAACTTAACACCGTCGAGAGCATTTCGCTCGTCTTTTCTTACCGGCTCAAATGTTGAGATGCTACCGTCAACAATTTGTATGTCAAGATCATTATGGTCTTTTAAAACTTCCATTAAGAAATTGTTTGCTATGCTATCTGTGATACCAATGTTATCAATATAATTTGTGTCAGCCAGCAACTTTGATCCTGTTGATGTTTTTGTATCGTCTCGTTGGTTTAGTACTTCAAAAGAAATTATGTACTGCCTGTTGTACCAATCTGGAGCAGGTGAAGATAGCAACTGAATAGAGACAAGAGGGTAAACATTTTCTTTTTCTACGTCAACCACGTCGTCATCTTTGAAACAGATAGTATTTACAAGCGGTATTGCATCGTAAACTTCAATGATAAATGTTAATAATTGTGATAATTGATTTGCCATTATACTTTATTTTAGTTGCGGAAACGGGACTCGAACCCGTATAACAGTACTGTACTGTCACCATCAGACAATTCTTTGATTGCCACTGCGTCTACCAATTCCGCCATTCCGCTTTATTTTTTATTTTACTCCTTCAATTATTCTTTGACCTGTTAAATAGTTTGCCCAAAAAAAGAACTCACTTACTTTCCATTGTTCTACTTCTTTATATTTTGTCATGTCTCCTTTGCAGATGACATCCATCAATATAACATAGTTCCCGAACCGTTCTACAAATTCCCTTTTTAATTCTGACCCCGTCGTCTCTTTTGCATCTTCACCGTAACTCGGGGGGTCAAAAATAAAATCATATAATTCATAATGCATTCTTTGCTGACAAAGAAATTCCATAATAATGAATGACATGTTGTGAATATAAATAGTTTGCCAGCATTTTTGCATTACAAATATAGAACAAAATTTACTATAATCTTCATCTTGGAGGTACATTTCTACATTAACTAATTGATCTAATGTAAGATCTTGTATCTCCTTGCATTTAAATTTCTTTGCAGGTTTTTTTTCAAGAAGTATCTTAGTCAAAAAATTATACTTTACATTCTCGCCTTTAGATCTTATCTTTGCAAATCGATTTAATGTTATGCCTAGAATCATTTGACTGTCTCTTTAAATTACTTTAACCTTTCATATACTTTTTATACTTTTCACCAAACATAGAAATCAATATGTACCTCAACGTATCGCAAGCATGTCCAAACTCCTGATAACTTTGACCAGTCAATTTGTCTTTAATTACTTTCTTATTGACCTTACCCTCTTCATTCTCCGTACAATATTGATAATCATTAATTGAATTGCGACATTTAGAATCAAACGCAATTGTAAGTCCATTAACCTCTCCAGCTAATAATTCATTCGTAAAGTTTCGGGACATAATGACAGATGGATTAGCGCGCGGTATTCGAAAATCAGGACGCATTGATTTTAAATATCCTTTAATCAATAAATAAAAGTTCTGACCCTTTTCAATTTTAGTATCTTGCTTTCGACTGGTCGCGTCTCCATAAACAAAAAGCCCTTGTCTATTTGATCCGTATCTTTTTATAAATTCTTCGCACGTATCTTTAAGCGTGTTTAAAGGATCATTTAACATAATTTCATCTATCTGTCTTAAAATATTATTTGATAGCTGAAATACGTTGCAAGTCAAGTAAGGCAGTACATTCTCGTCAAACGATATATGAATTGGTAGTGCTGGATTATAAGGATATTTTCCTACGTGCTTATCGCTTTTAAATTGTTTTAAAAACTCGCCACCGGTTCGCAATTTTCCCCAGTTACCTAATGCGTAAATGTTATAATAGTTTATATCATTTATTTTATCTCGCTCAAAATCTGCTATAACATGGACGTCAATAAACCCACCACCTTTACCGTCACCTACAATCCAAATATTGTCAAGATAACAAGTCCTCAGAACCAAAGTATCTCCTGATTCGTTAAGCTGCTTAGATTGTATTTTGGTTTCAATATCTGTAAAAATTTCATTGTCAAATATTTGTGTTTTTATAAATGAAAGTTCAGATACAGGATTAAAAATTCCGATAATCTGTTGCCCAACTAATCCTCTTAAACGTTTCTTTACTTGCTTAAAGTCAATTATGTCAAACTGCGATAGTTCTTCTAGGCATATCTTTTTTATTCCAGACAATCCTTTAATCTTCTCGCTGTCATCCAAACCCTTAAACCTAACATATGATCCTGTTAAAAGACATTCAATGTAATGTTTTTGAATTTTAAAATATTCGTTTAGTCCCCAATTGTTAATAATTGTTTTGAAGTCTTGAAATATTGATTGCTCAATATCAACCGAAAATTTTCTAAATATTAGACTATTATTTTCGACGCCTTCCATCATGTAAATAATTGATTTCTGAACGTACGAGAATGTTTTTGAAGATGAGGAGCCACCATAAATAAAGATGAATCGTATCTTATCGTCACAAAACGCTACATCTATTTCGTGATAAAGTTCATTAAATATCCCGTCTTCAAATTCTATACTTTCGATTCCAGTCATCTGACAAATTTATGTAAAATTCTTTAATTTGTTTCATTGTGAAATTGTCAAAATTAAAATTTAATATATCAAATTTAAAAGCATTCCAACTAATAAAAAAAATAAACAAACACTTGCAACAGTCATCTTGTGGATTAATTCTAATAAATAAGATTGATTTTTTAAGCAGTAGTATCTTCATCTCGTTTAATTTTTACAATTATTTTTTTAGGACCTACCGGTGTAACGTCTTCAATTTTTTCGACAAGGCTGTTTAATCGTTGCGTGATGCTTGTGTTAAATACTCCAGTCATTCCTCCAGTAATTTGATTGGACCTGATTTCTTCCTTAATGTGCGAACAGATGGGCATAAAGTCAGAGTATAGACCGTCTTGGTTTTTAAAATATTGATGAATAACTCCATAATTTTTATAACAAAATACGCTAAACCCTTCCATTGTATAAGGCAACTTTAAATCATCGCTCATTCGTTGCCCTTCTTTGCCGACATACTGGACTTTTTGCCAGCTACCTGCTTGCACTAACAAATCTTCTTTATACAATTCAAAAGCTCTTTCTAATTCGTCGGGAGTTCTAAATACCCTAGTTGGGTGTATGTTTCCGTTTTTTGCCATTACAATAAATTTTTATTAACTATTTCTGCCCATTCGCCATCTTGAAAAATACAATCAGATCCAAGAACTAATGCATTAATATCACATGTGCTCATTCTAAAACCATCGCCATCAATAGCTCTGATATGCTTATCTTTTCCAAAAAAACAATACAAACCTTTTTTATATCCCATTTTAATAGCTGCTCTTTTTAACGCGTCAAAAACTTCATCTTTGGTTGCAGGTTGAAAATCATAATGAAAAAATATGCTCAAGTATTTATAAAAATAATCATAGCTTGTAACGCCATAACCAGTAAACTCGTTGCCTGAATATTTTGTATTTTCGCAAAAAATTGCGGGCCATAAATCACTTTTATACCACTTACCAGCTTTTAAAACATTCTCAAAAGCATCTGGAAACATTTCTTTTACTTTAGGATCCGTCAAACTTCTTAATTGTTCTTTTGTAATTGTAAAATCACTCATCGTTTTATATTTAGTGTTAAATTAATTTCTTCGTTTTCAAAGCCTTTTGCCTTCAAATATAATGCTTTTGTTGTCACCGTCATGTATTGCCATCCTTTAATGTTTTCAATTTCATTGATTAGAGACAAAACTGGCATGTTTAAATCGATCGAAAGACTTTTGACGTCATAAGTATCGAAACACAAAAGAAAGTGTCTTAAAGCGTCTATTTTGCATTTCTGCTTTGTTGGCGTGATTCCGTGTTGTGATATATCTTTCATTTTGTAAAGATAGAATAAATTTAGTTTATGATTACTTTTTTAACTTTTTATTAACACTTGCTTTTAATAGCGTTCAATTATTGAACGCTCTGTTCAGGGCTTAAAGTCAATGGTAGTAAGGGTTGCCGCGTTTTTTGAACGCTTGAACGCAAAATCAAATATCTTTTTATTAATACATGCCTACGCATAGAAGTATTATATATTATATTAACAATATTATTCTTACATATATTATATATCTATATGTAAGAATATGTAAGAATTTACAAGTTTGTAAAAAGATATTCAGAATTGCGTTCAAGCGTTCAAAAATCACGGCAAGCCTTGCTACCATTGATAAAAAGCTTGAACAGAGCGTTCAATAATTGAACACTATTTTTGCAAAATTGTAAGTTAATTATTATATTTATGTTAAATTTAACAAAACTTTTGTAGGAAAGTATATGAACAAAAAAACCGCTTTTTAAGGCGGTATTTGTAGGTTAAAACATTGTTAGTTGTGATTGATGGTTGTGTAATCTTTTTAAACTTGCTTCGTAGTATTCTTTGTCAAGTTCACAAGCCGTTAAGTCAAATTTAAGATTATGGCAAGCTATTGCAATTGATCCTGAACCTAAATGCGTGTCTAAAATTTTATCGTTTTCTTTAGCGAATTTATGTAAGATCCATTCGTATAATTTTGTAGGTTTTTGAGTAGGATGTATTTTGCCGTTATCATCTTTGTTTAACTCTTGAACTCTTTTTAAATTAATAATTCTTACAACTGAAATATTAGAGCACCATGCCAACTCAGCATCTGCAAAATTTCTATCTGGGTTTTTTTTTATCCCAAACTAACCAGCTTTTAGAGTTTGCATTTGGTATTTTTTCGATAAAATGGTTTGCACCCCAAATAACTTGATTTTTAGAAACCCGTAGTAATTCTTTAAAATAAGAATCGTCTGGAGCAAAACTATCCCACCCGCTTTTTTTATCTGCAAATTGCTTTCTTGATTTCCGATTAGTCCCTTGCTCCGCATTTATCCCATAAGGCGGATCAACAATGGCTAAATCAAAATAATTGTCAGGATATCTAGCCATTAAAAGCATATTATCTTCGTTTGTTATTGTTATCATAATTAACTATTTAAAATTTTATTAATACTTCCCAAGCTAATTGAAAAATGTTTAGCCAATGCCCGCTGGCTCATGTTAGGGTCTTTTGTATGCAACAGTTTTACTTTTTCCGCTATTGTCATACCCTTAGTATCAAATAAGATGTTCTTGGCCTCCTTTTCGCTTGATACTTCTTTGCTGACCAATTCGTATTGAAACATAAAATATTTTACCAGGCGTATTGCTTTTTCAACCGATACAATATTTATCTGTGCATCTCTTAATTTCTGGAATGGGTAAACGTAAACCGTATCTAAAATATGCATAAGCAAAATAAATCGACCGAAGTATGTGGCCATCTTACTGTATGCGCTTTTTGTTCCTCCAGATAATTCAGAACCTTCCGCGATCATATCTTCAATTTTTCCGTTATAGTCAAACCAAAGATCTTTCGCCTCATTATCCATGAGGTAATAATCTACATTTAAATCTCCGTTTTCTTTTGTAAATTCTGTCTCTTTTATTAATTCAAACATGCCACGTACATAGCTATCGTAATTGTTTGCAACATTAACAGCAACATCTTCTTTAGTCATTTTTCCTGTTTGAAAATTACCGCTTACAAATAAAAATCGATCCCAAAAACCATTGTCTTTCAATTGCTCCGTCATTAAGCTAGTTAATATTTTAGGCTGAATACCTCCGAAAATTGGTAAATATGGATCATAAAGTATGGAGGACATTCCTATTCCTTTTCTAGCTGCTGAAATATCCGAGTAGGAAAAAGCAGAAAGATACTTTTCAATATCAGATCCTTTGTTGTACTTTCCTGAATTGGCTACAAGCCCGCTAATTTCATCCAGAACAATTGCAACCCCTCTAAGGTTTTGGCTATGTATCTGTATATATGCTTCGATAGTTGCGTCTCCAACATACAAACGTGGTTGTAAAGGTTTTTCGTCGCTTACATCGTTGCTATGCGCTTTGCATTTTGCAAGATAGTCTTTATACATTTCTGACTCAATCGACCTAATTGGCTTCATAAAAGGTGCAGTCGATGGTGTCTTTTTGCTTCCCGCTTCTCCAATTATAATATTCCAAAATACCGCCCACTCTCTCCAAGTATCGCGAATCTGAATTGCTTTGCTTCTGCCGATGCAAATGCTGCAAGCTGTGATAAATGCCCCAGCCATGTAATTTGGATTACACCCTAGTTTATCTCGTAGCTCTTGCATGTACTCAGTGACTTGTGTCGGGAAGACGTCTATTGGAAAATTTTTGTAATCTTCTTTTTTTTCTAAAAACTGATCAAATTCTTTCATAATTGAAACATTGTGAGTTGTGATTGAAAATTATGCAATCTCTTTAAACTTGCTTCAAAATAATCTTTATCTAATTCACAAGCCGTTAAGTCAAATTTAAGATTATGGCAAGCTATTGCAATTGATCCGCTGCCTAAATGCGTATCAAGTATCTTTTGACCTTCCTTTGCGTATTTCATCAAAATCCATTCGTAAAGTTTAACAGGCTTTTGCGTGGGGTGGATTTTACCGCCGTTATTATTTGCATCCGCCAAAGCATTTCCTCTAGGCATTGTAAAAATTCTCAACGCTTTATTAAAGGAAGTCCAAGCCAATTCTCCATCAGCCATAGAAAAATTTCTTTGACCTTTATCCCATAAAATCCACCCCATACTTGGATTTAAAAATTGAGTCATATAATTACCACCCCATACTATTTGGTTTTTAGATATTCTCTTTAACTCATTAAAATACTCTATATTAGGAATTGAACTGTCCCAGTCTGTTTCCTTGTATTTTTTATAACCATATTTTCCTCCTATTTTATTTTGAGCCTTATCTGCTCCAATCCCATAAGGCGGGTCAACTATTGCTAAATCAAAATAATTATCAGGATACCTTGCCATTAAAAGCATATTATCCTCGTTTGTTATTGTTATCATAAATACAAATCTGCTAAGTCATCACCATTGGACAACGTTAAATTATTTTCAATTAAATCACTTACTTCTATATTAAAACCCTGCTCGTTTAATTTAACCGCAGTTTCTGACCATATACTAAAGCATCCTTTGTCAGGAAAGCCAAATATTTTTCTAAGCCTTAAAGGAGCCAAATACTCTACCTTAAATCCGTTAAGAGATCCGCAGGCCATCCAAGTCAATCGAGGTTCTTTTATTGACATTATTACTGCTGTCTTTTCGCTCTCAACAATTGCAATATCTTTTTTCCGGTCATCATTTAGTAAATGCAAACCGAATAGGCATTGCTTCAAATTGTACGGTTTTTTATGCGCCCAACTTATGTGAGCTTTTCCGTTTAAATCTTTTAACCTCTTGCCTGTTACTGGATTGTATTCCATAATCTTTCCAGATCGTATTCTTTCTAATTGGTCAATTTGCCAAAAAATAACGCTCTTATTACTTCCGGTTAAAAAATACATTTGTTCTGCAGCAAAAACTTCTTTAAAATCAAATTTACTTTGTAGAAATTTACTAAATGAATTGTAAGATCCCAAGCAATATAAATCTTGCATATGTTGCAAAGGGATGTAATCCGTTTTTATTTCTATCACTTCAAACTTTGGAGCTGTAATAGCTTCATTATCTTCAGGCTTTTTAAAATAACCG